ACTACACAACCCTGTAAGAGGATCCTGGCTACACAGTCGCGTCTTTCGACGGTCTCTAGCAGACGTTGAGAGCCTAATCACCTTTCGGCTTTCGTTCCGCTTAATGTCCGGCGGACACTCAGTTTTAAGTCGTGAGTCGACTCATTTCCTCCCTTGGAATGGCTTTTCAGCTATGTTTCTATCTACTTGGGGAGGTGGCTGATATTCAAACAGCCATTGGGTAGCAGCTGGAGGGTTAGTTTTCTTAAAATTCTCGTACCACAGCCTTTGTTCAGTTGTTAAGGTCTGCAGTAAACGTTCTTCAATAGTTGCCTTCCTCTTAAGCGTGCCACCTGTTAGAGAACCACTGCCAATAGATGAGACACCATCAGTGGCGTCTTTATTAAGGGTCCCTCCCTCAAGGGGTTGGGATTTGCGAATCGAGCGCAATTTGGCTATGGCTGGGCTCACCGCTTTAAGTGACGGGGGCTTCCAGGAGGAGGTTTTGTTCTTGACATTTTCCTCTCTCTTCTCCAACATACTTCGCCCATCTTGAATACTGCCGTGCGCTATAATAGTAGCAGCAGCGACATCTTCTTTGGAATAACCAGGGTCGAAGTGTTCGGCATCCCAATTCTCCAATAGATCGGCTTTCGAAGAAAAGTCAGTGACAGTTCTTGAATTGCCGGAAACTCTAGGTTCAGGTGGGTGCCTTGGTGGAGGAATTCTGGGCCAGTCTGTACCATCGACTGTAGCATCGTAGGTACTATCTGAGTTTACCCCGAACTCCAATCGCAGCGACTCAGTTGGGCCGCCGCTGTTTACCGAACCAGCATCGGATACGTCGTCAGACGGAGTTTGATCAGGTTGTCTTTCCTGCGTTTGTATCGGGGTTTCGTCCCTTGGTTTATTTCCAACCGGTTTTCCTTCCGGTTCGTGCGGCGAGGCCATATAGGTGTGGCCCTCCCGTGGGGGCCGCCGCACTCTGTTAGCCGAACCAGTGCCTTCTAAATGTTCATCAAGCACCACGGTGATCAGCCCCAGTTCCATGTCTCGGTCCGTCCAGTCACCGTATGAGATAGTATAGTTATACTTTGCGGTTTTCTGGATGGCAGGACCAACAAGGAAGAATCGCCCATCAGTAGGCGCTTCAACGTGGAAGCTAATTGTAGCGTCCCGTTCAAGGAGTTGACCCTCGCGAAAATGACACGAGTTAATTTCAAGTTCTGGGTGACCTTGGCGGTAGGTGTTATCGTTGCGTAGCTTCGAAATTTTGACACCATCCGCTTCACCAACATTCCAATAATCGGAATCCGCGTTTGAATACGCGATCATCCCGTCACTCCTACCCCGGTTTGGATCCGAGGTGCTGCTAGTGGGTTGATACCCTTCGCAGCTGATGTCGACTGACCATTGCCCTTTCGGGACATTGAAGTAATACATAGGGACGGCTTGCATGCTCGATTGAGAGTAATACTCAGAACTAAACTTTGTATAATTCTGGTTCTCGTCCTCTATATATTTCATCCTTTGGCTCCCTAAGGAACCCAATATGATTTGGTCGTCGTTCTCCCTGGCCTGAATGGTTAGCATAGGTATGCCAACGTAAGCAATAAATCGCTCGTGCTTCTGGGGAGTTGGAGTGGGTGTTGGTTGTGGGCTTGGACTAGGCTCTGATCCGGAGTCTACCTATTTGGGGTTTTGCAAAGCTACCTTGATGGTGACTCTGAAGGATCCTGCGGAATCTGAAGATTTTCCATTTCCCTTCCACAGTATCCGGCACTGATCCTCAGAAGAATCGTGCCATTCTACCCCGTTTATCATCCGCGCTTGATAAGTTTTGGCGCCGCCCTTCGTAATTTGGAACTTGTTGACGTAGGACTGGAGGGATGATACTTTGCAATGGGGGTCCAACTCATAAGCGATGGAACCGGAGGAGGTGGAAGAGGCCTCGCTGACGAACTGAAGTAAGATGCTTGTGATCTTATACTCATGGTAGGCCTTGAGTATTCCATCCTTGAATGCCGGACAGTCTGATAGACTCGGCCCGAAGGTGAAACTTCCTTGGGTGTTGCCCACGAGGTTGTCCTTTGTAAACACGAATGTCTCGCTTGAGCCTCGTCCTCGGGGAACTCCAGTTCTTCTTGAGCGGCGATTGCCTCCTCTTCTGCGTCTTCGGCGCCTGGGTTGCCCAGGGGCCGTGACCATAACCACTGGCTGAACTCTGTTAGCGCGCCTGCGAAGGGATTGCCTTCTTCGCATTCTTGGTTGTTGTACACCACCATTGACATTTCCTTTAACCACGACCGTACTCATTAACAATTGATCGCACGTGGGAGGAAATCTTTAGGTAAACAAAATATAAACCGGCTACTGAAAATGGGATTGCGGATGAGAATCCTAAAGCAAATCCCGCTAAGAATTTATAATCTATTTAGTCCGGTTGATGTAACGAGGCTTGAACTTCCAATGCTTGCAACTCGTGTATGCTTGGCTAGCTTATAGCGGCTTCTCTCAATGTTCTTTTGTGGTGGCACTCGGAGCCAACCACTTGTGAAGCCTGGCAACTAACTCTGGATCATATCGGAGTTCATGCAGTACTGACAATACCGCAGCCAGATAGTTTGCTATAACTTCTGGGTTGCCGCATTCCGGGTTATACCCATGGATCAACTTGTAAAGCATTTTGTTGGTGTTGACCGGAATGGCGAGGGTCGGAGTTCTGAAAATATGTGAACAGAATTCGAGTTCTCGACTCACCTCGACTTTGAAACCTAAATTTTTATACTCCTCTAGGTTGGAGTGGGGGCTTTCTAAAGCATCATCCCCCATGGCCACTGCCCAATCGGCGCCACAATGATAGGCTGCCATAACCCGGATTCTTGAATTCGAGGAGCTAGTATTGTAGCTTCCACTCTTTTGCACTCCAGGAACTTGTTGAGCTAGCAAGGTGCCATCGGATAGGCATAGGACAGAATTTCCTATACACTTCAACCATGCTGCCCGTAGGCGCTTGGTGAGCTCGGTGTTGTTGTAGGTCAGGCGATTTCTCACCTCCATATCGTCCTCGAGCATCCAGAAGGCGACTGACCAGTCGAAACCAGAACAGTCAGTTGGGCGCAAATATTCCCTGTAATTTTCACAGAGTTTTTCCATGCTTGGTGCGCCAGCTTCTTGCTTCAGACATTCCAGGAATTCAGTCGTCTGGAAGTCAGTTGATAGGCCAAAACCGGGTTTAGAAGGTATTGATCGCCAAAGGGCAATTTCTTTCTTGTTCTGACTTTGGAACAGGACCCGGGCTACCAGTTGATCTATTAAAGAAACTGACATGATGAGGCGGTAGCGGCCTTCATCCAGTTTGCTCTGCTTGTGGGGCTCACCCTTGACGAATAATCTTATAGGATCGCAAAGCCCCTCTTGAACGAGCTCCTCCGGAGTCATGGACTCGAAGTTGGCCTCCGACATCTTCTGTAGTCGGTCGAAGGTCAACTGAGCAATTATCGGCAGGAGCTTGGGATCTTCAACCCATCCTCGGTGAGTTGGGAGCCCATATGCTATGTAGGGGATGCCTACACCCGCATCTAATTCAAGAGACCGGACTGCTTCTTTTATATCATTTTGAAAGCCAGCCCAGTCCAGTTTGGATTTAAGGGAGCACTGTGGAGCTTGAGTTGTACAGTTTTGATACGCTCTCACAGTCTTTTGAATCACGTGCTCTCTCGCTTCTGCACTAGGTATAGTGGACGACTCGGCACGTTCGAGCCGCCTAGCAGCCTGCAGATTCAAGCTTTGGAGTTCTGCTTGTGCTCCGGTTTTCGGCCAGCCGAAGCCTGCTGTTTTATTCGCCAGCTCGGGATGAACTTGGCAGAGTTTGCGCCCCCATTGGGTTTCACCTCTGGCACGGGGGTGGTAGTAACGCGGGGTCCTACCGCATCTTTTGAAGCCTGGGGGAGCTGCACCTTCCTGGGCGCCCCACGTGTAGATGGCTTGGAAATAGGAGATGAATTGTCTGGCTTGTTCTTCCCTCCACGCCTTCCTCGCTTGCTTTGAGTTGGCTTCTTGAGAGCTTTCTCTGAAACTCTTTCCACTATTTTCCTCTCGACTTCCGAGAGGTTTATCCTCCCCACCATAGCTGTGATGATTTGCTCGACCATCTTGTCCATCGGTGGTGCGCTGGTAGCGCCGCTTGGGGTGGCGGAGGTTCCGGTTGTTATGGCGGACGGTGCCGCGACCCCATTTAAAGAGGCCTGTGGGTTTGTTTGCGCAGTTTTCTCTGCGGGAACCTCTTTGGTTTCCTCCTTAGGCGCTTGAGCTTTCTTCTTTGGCGCTTCAGCTGCCTTCTTTTCATCACCATACTCCTCATCATCGGAGTAATCGGCCCAGTTCTTTCCAGTTTGAGACTTGAAGGATAACAATTTCCTCACTGCCTCCATAGCCTCTCTCTCCATCTCTTCGATTGCTTCCGCACTGAAGACTCTACCTCTTATGGTGGTCGATTCAAACACGTAGTTGGGGGAGGTCAGACCTGGAATAGAAGGTATTACAGAAATAACGTTGTAATTGCACCCTTCCTCTAGTGGGTATCCTTTGAGCACGCCCAACAAAGTTTTGGAAGACCAAAACCCTGTCCCCGAGCATCCTGCTTCGGTGTTGCATAAGACGGTCACAAATTTATCATGCGATCCATCTATTTGGGCATTGTTGCACATCCACTCTCCTTTCTCCAGCGTGAAGAAAGAAGCAGGTCCTCTGCCGATTTTGTCAGCAGTCTGGAAACTGGCGCCTTTAACAGCAAGTAGCCCTTCCCAATTGGGGGGTCCTGCCATAATGGCGATGTCACGTGGGTTGCTTTTGTAAATGGGAGTGAAGCTAGACATCGGAATCCTGTTACCGGTTTTCATCGATGCTGCATACGCACCCTGCAAGCAGTGTTCAGCTGTTACGAGTGCGTTCTCTCCACTATATAATCTTATGCAATTAGCATAACCCAGATGGCTGCCGTTTTCATGTTGTAATTCAATTACGGCAGACTTTGGTGGTTTTTGAGGGACCACGAAACCTTTAAAACCCTCTACGGCTTTCTCATCTTTGTAATTCCTTTTGGAGAAAGCTGCCCTCCAAATAAGCTTCGCTGGGTACGTAAATAGGTAAACCGGTAAGCTCTCGAAACAGTATTTCACAGCCTTGAAAATCAAGCTGGTTATAAAACACAGCAAGATTATGCAAAAGGACTGTATACTGAACGTCCACAAAAAGATGGCCAGTATCTTGGCAAGCGTCCAATAAACTCCGAACCAAATTGAAATTATAGTCCAGAGTAGCGTTGAGACCGCGCTTCGGGTAGCATCTTTTGCGGATTTCAAGGAAACACACAGCATTTTTGACAAATGTTGCCATGTCTTGTCCCCAAGAGTTGTAAAGTCCGCGCGCATTTTGGACGTAAGAGTTTGAATCAATTCTTGATAGCTCGCGTCTGTAAGCTGCAGCGGTGGAGGGCTCACCAATTTTGATGGTGAGGGAAGTGTGCCCAATTTGTATAGCGGGATGGGTGCCGCATAGTAACCCCCATTTGAGACATTGGCTGTGCCAGTGCCTCGATATAGATAGGCCGGATGATGATATCCAACCTTTGCATCTGCTGAGCAGAGGGAGTAGATAGAAAACACTACGAGAAATGTTATAGATTTGTTCATAATTGTAGTGAAAAAGAATATGAGCTTGAGCTAGGAGGGTAGGGAATCCAATCACTAGATTGACAAAAACTAGCTTTGTTAACTTCTTGGTCTCGTCAAATGCGATTGATCCTGTTGGTGTCAATACAAACATGTGCTATAACGATTGCAATGAGTGTAAAGAGTTGCGCTTAGAGCTGCAATTTCTCGGGAATGCTAGACGTTTGGTAATTTCTCCTCCGACCAGGATAACAGATCCCATTGAAGCGGCTAATCCTACGCATACTGTACGGATTTCTGGTAGCACAATTTGCATAGTATCATAAAG